ACTTGGTAGAGGTACACAAGAACCAAATGAAATCCTCTTTGTTATTTTGCCACTTACTACATGAACACTAAAACCACAATTTCTTAATTTATCACTTACATTTTGTGGTGTGCCATCAGGATTCCACCCCCATTGTGCATAATATCCATCTGGTACTGTTGCTTTAGTTGAAGTTGATGTAGTTGCTGTACCATTTATAAATCCAAAATCTGATTCTCTTTCATCATTCCAATTTGTAAATACACTTGTACCTTCATTATAAAATAAGTTATAATTCTGATTAGTAGTACTAAAGTTTATATTAGGTGTACCACTTGGTATAGCTACATCTTTAAATGGTATAGAAGAAGAACCAAATACTTTTGCATCATTTTCTGCATCTTCTCTTGAGGTAGCACTATAAGCAAAACCAAAACCTGAATTTACTTTTGTACCATTTATAGTAGCTGGTATACTCATTTGTGTTTCTAACATACCAGATAAACCATTTGAAGTAACATTGTATTGTGTTGTTATTGCTCCTGCTGGTATTGGTATACCCTCTACTACATAAGGTACTATTTTAGATTGTATTTCAAATGCACCTGAGGTAACATAATCTACAAAATCACCATCATCTGTTTTTATTCTTACTGTTCTAATAACATCAGCAGGGTTATCAGCAGTAGTAGATATTACATAATTTACAGAGGTTGCTGTTTCTGTATATGGTGATGCTGGTACAGTACTTGAAGAAGTTATTACAGTCATTGCCTCTGCTTCATCAAAATTACTATCTGTATTTGTTCTTGAGTAGAATCTATAGTAGATTGTAGTAGGATCTGTTAAACCAGTAAGCTCTAGTAGTTTCTCACCTTCTGTTTTGTCATCTGTAACCTTGTGTAGTGTAACTCCTGATGTTCCTATAATAGTATCTAAATCATCTCCTACTAAATCACTATAAGAAGAGCTGTAAATAAATCCATACTCATCTAAACTTGGTGTATCTCCTATCTCACCTAATTCTACAATCTCACCTCTAAGAGTTACTGCAGTAGAAGAGTTGTTTGTAAGTTGATCTACATCAGGTGTGCTAATAGTTGCAATAGTTACTACTGGTGGTGTATCCCCTACTACTGGGATGTTGCTTATTGCTGTAGTTTGTGGTACTTCTTCATCAAATGTTACAATAGGTAATTCTGCACTAGCACAGCTTACATCTGATTTAAGTAAAGTATTGTCTGCAGTTAGTAAATCTGAATCTGCAGTATAACAAACTGAATCAGGTGTAAATTTAAGAGGTACTACTTCTTGTATCTCTTGTGTTTGTGTTTCTATTATTCCTACAGTTTCTTCTTTGATATTTATAAGCTCTAAATTTGAAAGATTAGTTTCAAAGTTTGTAGTAATCTTATTTATCTTATATAGTCTATCAAATATTATTACCTTATCTGCTAGAGATAGATTATGCAACATCTTAATAGGTAGATATGCTTTAACAGTTGTTAATCTTCTCTGCTTATCAAATATTTCAGTAACATACTTTTTGTAATACTGATCAAATAGAGTTTTAGTATAAGGAATGTTTGTAAACTCATTCTTCTCTGCATTGAAGTTTATGTTTTCTGTATCCTCTATATCAGTAAAAGAAGTTTGTGTAGTAGCTACAGAATTAGAAGGTATATACATTGATGCTTGTGAGGTAAGTGTACCATTACTATCAATAACACCTATCTGTTGAGTTTTAAGTATAGGGTAGAAAAGTAGAGGTTTACCTAAATTAGGCTCTTGTTTTATATCTGCACTCCACCCCCATTGAGCATCTGTATTTGTACCATCTGCTACATCTACTAATCTTTCATACTTGAAATGCTCAAAAGGTAATTTTACAGTATAGGTTTCACCTTCAAACTTTGCACTTTGTTGGAATCTATTCTCACCCCATTCTATATTAAATAGTTCTTTGTGGTTTTTTGCAAAGAAGTTATCTAAACCTTCATAAGTAAAATCAATTTGCTTAAAAGGTAGCACACTATCTACTTGTGTACTTTCTTTGTCTAGGTGTTGGGTTATATCCCACTTGTTTGTACTTCTATTGTAGAAGTTATCTAATGTTTTGACCTCTATTACCCCTTCATCATTTTGGAAAGCTGTAAGATTAAACATCTTAAATAAACCAGTAAGAAAATCTATTACCTTAATCTCTGGTAGTTGGTTAGAAGTGTTTAAAGTTACATCTGATAAAACTGCTGCACTACCTGTAAAATGTATATCTGCTGTACCTACTGCTCTTCTTGGTCTTTGTACATAAAACCTTACTTCATAAGTAGAAGGTGTATCTGTTTCTATACCAAAACTGTAATCACCTCTACCCAAAGGTAATTCTCTAATATCTGCATACTCCCCAGTTAATCCATCATATCTTTGGAATACATTACCATTCTCAAATATTACAAAATTGTATTCTACTGTATCATTGCTAGGTACAACAGTAACATCTAGTAATCTTTCTTTTTTTGCTCTACCAGTTGATTGATCAGGTGGAGGTGTAGTAAAGTAGTTGTTTCTTAAATCTATTACCTCACCATCAGAATAAGTTACTTCAAAATCTCCTACTTGTGTAATGTTATCTTCATCTACAAATAAACCACCTGTTTTATTATGTAACCACAAATACAAATTGTAAAATTGTGTATTGGTAGTGTTAAAGAAATCTTCACTAAACTCTATACCATATTGAAATTCTATTGCTTTTATAATTGGGTAAACCCTTAGAGCTGGTTTTAACTGTGATAACTCTAAACCATGATTGCTACCAGATTCATAAGCTAAATTATTTTGTGTAGCTGTATTATCACTAGAATCACTTGAATCATATATAAACCTTTTAGTATGTGATATTAAAGGGAATATAATAGCATCAGTATAAGTAACCATTTTAGAAGTTATATCTAAACCATTACTCAAATAGGTTTTTATATTGGCATCAGTATATGTAAATGTAAAATCTGAGGTAATCATTTTTAAAGCACTCAGATAATCATCTCCTACAAGATCAGGTAAGTTTACTGTGCTACCATAGAATGTAAGACTATAGGTGTGAGGTTTATTTAGTTTTAGTGTAGAACCTTCTAGCTTTACTTTTCCCTTTTTAAAAGGTTGATGGTTTAAATGTAGTACTGCCTCAAACTTCTTTCTAGCATCAAAATCTAAGATGTTATAATTATAAAAATGTTTGAATAGTTTGTTATTATTCTTACTAGCTGGTACACTAAAGGTTTTGGTAAAATCAGTAAATACTTTCTCTATATCTCTTACATCTTGAATCTTTTGAGTAAGCTCTACACTTTCATCATCAAATAATTCTACCTGCTCAAATGCACTAGATACATCTAGGTTTTTTATATATAACTGTAGCTTCAACATTATCTTACACTATTGATTTTGGTAAATGCAAATTCAAAGTTTATTGTATAGTTTATTAGTTTATCATTCAAGCTGGTTTTAAATACTAAATCTTTTGTTTGTGGTATAATAGGTAGTGTTTTGTTCTCATATCTTATCCATACATTCTCAGATAGAAACAACTCCTCTATAGTAGTATTCATATCTTCATTTATAAACCCTGTGTTTAAACTTAGAGATGTTTGGCCATTTACATTGTACCTTTCACTTTGACCTGCATAAACTGGGTAAGTAGTACTACTGTTTTGTATTATGTTTCTTCTAAACCTCTCATCTGTTACTGTAAGGTTTTCTGTTGATTTCTTAAATAGATACAAATCTTGGAAAGCACCATACTTGTTTACAAATGTTACTTTATAAGAAGTGTATTTAGGTTCACATACATTAGTAACTGTAATTGTTTTTAGAAGTGTTGCATCATCTGTATCATACACTTGTACTGTTGAACTATCAGCAGGAATAGTTATATACTGTATTTTTTGGTTTGTATTACCATCATCTGTTACTTGAGTATCACTTGAATCTATTGTAACCTTACCAACTCCCTCTGCAAATATTGGTAGTTTACCTGCTGTACCTTCTGGTAAGTAAATATGGTTTGAAGTTATAAGTGCATTTCTTGATAACTCTGGGTTTATCTCATCTTCAAAAAAACCATAACCATCTACAGCTAAATAGGTGTTTGTTTGGGGGTTGCTATAAGTATAAGGCTCATTATTCTCATCAAACAAAGTAGTGATAGCTGTAACCCATACACACCTAGATACATAATCATTATTAAAAGTTACATCTATATAATCTCTTACTAAATCAGATATTTCAAAGTTTATTTTATCATCTGCATGAATCCTTTCTTTTTGGATTGAGTACTTGAGATCAGCATTCTCATAAGATCCTGATGTACCTGTGTATATATATAAACTTAATTGTGCTGTTTTTATTGCCATAACTATAAATTTGTAGAGCTTCCTGAACCCCCTATATCACAATTTGCTATTGCTACATTTGTTATTACTCCATTGTTATCTATTAACCATACAATGTAAGAACCTACCCCTATACCAGCTCCTGCATTTATAGATGAGGTACTTACTGCATAATATAAATTTTGACCTGCAAAAGCAGTACCTTGTTTACATACTGTTTTACCTTTTCCTGTTTCTCTATTAGAAGCAGTTGATACTATTGCAGTAGTTGTAGGAAATGTACCATCACAAAAATCTGTTGGTGATGCTTTACCAGATGATATAAAATAATTATTACTACCACATACACCTAAGCTTGATGGTTGTGTTATTGTTTTTGTACATGTTAAAGTTTGTGATCCATCTCCTGTATTTGAGTAACCACTAGGAATTAAAACAGTAAAATCTACACTTCTATCTGTAGCTTCATCTACCTCAGCAAAACTAATAGGTGTAAAATCTTGTATTGTACCTAATTGTGTTTTACCTATGTGTATATCACCTCTTGTACTTATACCTTGCTCTGTTAGATTTGCTATATCACAAGTAAACTCTGGTAGTGTTGAGGTTGCTTGTTGTGAGAATGTTTTAGAACAAATAACTGTAGCACCTGCATTGGTATAACCTGCTGGAGCTGTTAAATCAAAAAATAAAGTTACATCTTGTGCAGAGCCTCCTGTATTAGCAGATACACTTGTAATATGGGCACCACCTGATGTTAAACTCTTAGCTGTTATCTCTGCAATTGATACAGGATCTGTAATAGTACCATCTTGTGCTATACTACCTCCACCATTTGCTAGATTGGCATCTGTACAATCAAAAGCATCTGTTAAACCATTTACAGTAACTGATATAGATTGTACTGCTGTACAAGTACCTGATGCACTTTCAAAGGCCTCTATATAGATTGTTTTAGTTCCTCCTATTTGGTTTGAAGTAAGTGTAAGTGTATTAGATTCTATTGATGCAGTAACTAGGTTTGTATGGAAGTTTATGATATTATATCCTGCTATTGTACCCCCTGTAAAGTAAGAAGATAAATCTACAGTATTACTACTACCTCCTACTGTTATTGTTTGTGCAGGGATACTTCCACTAGTTGTTACATTTTGAGTACAAGTTGTACCTGCCACAAAAGCTGGTTGAGTAGCTGATACATCACAAGTAATAAATCCATCAGTATCTGTATTACTAAACCCTATTGGAATCTGTATAGTAAGGGTTACTGTTCTACTTGTAGGTGAAGTTACTGTTGCAAACTTTTCTGTATCTACTGCTGTTATTGTACCATAGTCTAAAGTAGGTAGTGTAAGTATACCTTGTTGGTTTATACTAAAGTTTCTTGGATTGGCCACAAAACAATCAAATACAGGTGTAGGTATTGTAGGCTCACTATAAGCTAAAAAATATGGGCTTCTTACATTTATCTTTGTACTCATTATCTTAATCTTTTTTCATCTAGGGAAAATGCTAGTAAATCTTCTACATCTAAACCAAACTTCTCTATAAGTTCATCTGGTAATTTCTTAAAATATTTTTCAAAGGGTTTAGTAAAAAACAAACTAGGTTTAATACCTTTCTTATATACACTTCTTGCTAAGATATACCCCATTGTTTTATAACTTCCAAACTTACCCCCTTTTAGTCTAGGTTGTAATTTTCTAAATCTTGCCCAATCAATAAAATGTTTTCCTGATGGTATTTTATCTCTATATGCGTAAGGTGTATCAAATTTTCTTTCTGTACCACTTACTCCTTTATCTTGGTATAAACCATACTCCTCCATTGAGAAGCTCATCTCAAAACTATTCTTAAATACTTTTACATCACCATCTATACTTTCATAGAGTTTCTTAGTTACTCTTTTTCTTTTCTTAGATAGATTGTGTTTAGCCTCTCTTATAACAAGATTCTTAAACTCTTGTAGAAAATCTTCTGTTTCTTTTAAGTTTAACATACAGTCATATCATTAGGTACTAGCACATCAAAGGTAGAAACCCATCCTGCTAGTTTATTTTCAAATCTATCTACAAAAGGCTCACAAGTAACATCACCTTCTACTTGGAATTTATCAGCATATAGATCCCCCCTTTGTAAAAGAGATAGTAATCTATTTTGTACTGCTAATTGTGTATTTAAAACATCTTGCTCATTATTGTTACCTACAAACTCATCAGAAGTTTCTAGTTTACTCTCATCTACAATATCCATACACAATACACTTACATTGTATGCAACTGTGTTTGTACTTACTACTGCATTGTTTACAATAATATGTGATAAGGGGAAAATAGTTTGCTTGTTTAAATCTATATCATCTAAGCTGCCATAAGTAACTGTATTTACAAATGGCTCTGCTTTTAGAGTATCTTTTATCTTATCTGTTAAATTGTAAAAACTTTTCACTTCTTATATTTTTGTATTTGCATTTTCTCTAGCTCTATTTTTTCTTTTTCAAATGCTAAGTAGAGCAAACACTTGTGTACATTTAATCTTGTAATAGCATCAAATCTGGTAACATCTCCCTTAGCAAGTCCATAGATAGATTGATACCATCCCCACTTTTTTCCAAAGTTTGTAGTACTGCTGTATTCATCTGATTGGGAGCTTCCCTGTTCAAATAACTCAGGATAGTTTCCAGTAACTCCTTGTTTAAATTGTAAAAAAAAACCATAGAACCCATTACAACATCTAAAGGCATCTGTTTCATCAGCTCTGCTCTATCTTGCCCTGTGTACTCTTCTATGAGATACTTTCCTTTTTTATTGTAGGTAGTAGGCCTATATAGTACAGCCATTGCTTTGTGCATTTGATCCCACTCAGTAAGTGTTTCATCTAAATCTACAAACTCACCTAAACTCATATCATCCAGGTTTGGTATAAATCCATACTCTACACCATCCATTGTAAAGGTTGGTATAAGATCAGGCTTCTCTGTAAATAGGCTATCTATATCTTGTATAATCTCTTTTACACTAGATACTTTTATTTTAGCAATATCCTTTAATTGTAAGTTGCAGAATATCTCTACTGTTTTGTGCAACAAGAAATTGGTTTGATTGTTATCACTAGTATTTATCTTATCAAACTTTTGATATTGTTCTAGTGTAATCTCAGATAAAGATTCTGGTACTGTTATTTCTAGTTTCATATAATAACAATAAACAAATCTCTAATATGTATAAAAAGAAAAAGAGCCACATTTCTGCAGCTCTTGAATCAAATGAAAATTAAACACTACTTTCTATTGTAGTAATCACAATATAGTAAATTTATCCTTTCATACATTCCATGCCTCTCCTTTTTATTTCTTTGGCTCCATATAATATCACCAGTTCTTTTAAACCCTTGATAGTCTACTTGTATTGCCATTCTAGGTGGCCTCTCTGGGTGTGCTTCTTTCCAAATGATAGGATATATCTTTATATCATTCTCTAAACACCAACTCATGCACTTCTTACACATAGTATAACCAAAGTAAAAACTCTAATGTAGCATACATAAAGCACCAGCTTGTAGCTACAAATAAAGCTGCATATCCAATAGTTTTTAATGTTTTCTTTTATATTGTTATCTTCTAGGAACCTACTTATATCTCTGTTTAGCATTCCTTTCTTATAAAGAACCTCATCAAATATGTAAGCATTATTCCATTTGTACAATCCAATAAGTGTAGTAGGATCTACAGAGTAACCAAAGTCCATACCATAAGATAACAATCTTGCTTCACTAGGTAGTTTATCTATCTCTTTCCAATCAGGTATACAAGCACCACTTAGAGTACCTTGTAAACCTAATCCATATACATTCCACCAGTTTTGCCAATAAGTTGAGGTTTTAGCTTTATCTCTTGCTTTCTCTATCTCTTTTACTATACTGGGTGCTAGTGCATCATTATCTTTATAGGTAAGTGTAATGTAATCTACATCCTCTTGGCCTATTACTTCTTTATCTACCCAAAATGGATGTGTAGGGTTGTAATCTAACCATATTACTCCAGATGTTCTAATAGATAATTCACCATAACTAGAAAAAGGAATATTGTTACACTCATTAACAAAGAGATCAGTTCTTCTAGCTCCTCTGAGCCTTTGAGGTTGATCTGTACTAAAAAATTCAATATAGCTGCCATTTGCAAAAGTATATTTTAAAGAGCTTCTGTTAAACTGTGCCTCATTAAATCTATTTAGGTTTTGCATTATAGTAAGGAAATCTTTTAATGCACCCCTTTTTATACTAGGTATAGATTCAGCTACTACACTTATTTCTTTGCCCTTGTTTGTTATTGCATCATTAATTAATATAAGAAGTATACAGAATGTTTTAGAAGCACTAGTACCTCCTCTTACCACTCTTGTTCTTTTGGTAAGTTCTTGTAGTTTGTAAAATGCTTTGGTTCTTTTTATCTGCATATAGGTTGCAGAGTAGGGTTAAAGTTTTCCCTAGTCCACAAATAAAGGTAACTCTTCTACTAAAGTAATATCTTTAGTTTCTCTAGGTTTACCCCATCTATAATCATGGAATAATTTTAAGTGAGGGAATGATCCTCTCTCAATTCCTTTTTTCAATTCTGCAAAAGCTAAATCATCTAAAGGAGATAATCTTTCTATTAATGCTATCTCTTCTTCTTTAGGTTTTCTGCCAGCTCCTGCTCTTTTACCACCATGTGCCATCTTGAAAAAACTTGATTATTCAAATATACAATAAAAAATATAGTGTTTTGTTAAAACATCCTTATTTGAGATTGGTGTTGTTTTAGTCTTTTAGTAGCTGCTTCAAAGTAATCTTTATCTAATTCATATCCTGTTAAATCATATCCTAAATTATCACAAGCTATAGCTATACTACCAGATCCTAAATGTGTATCTAGTATTTTATCTCCATCTTTTGCATAGTTCATAAGTAACCACTCATACAGCTTTATTGGTTTTTGGCAAGGATGCCATCTCATAGTATTATGCCAATCTATTTTATCTCCTATAACATTTCCAATAGAAACATAATGGAATATTTTCATATTTACACCAAAACTATGACTAGCAATATCACAATCAGATATACTTTTTGGTGAGTTTCTTTTCCCACCACCTGTTTTATCATGAATTATTCTACCAACATCATTAATAAATTTTCCATAATAATTTACACCAAATATTATTTTATTTTTTGTTACTCTATTTAATTCATTAAAATATAATTTACTTGGTATATTATTATTCCAATCAATTTTTTTGTGGTGTTTTTTACTTTCTTGAGTTCTAAAATCTCCAATACCATAAGGTGGATCTACTATAGCTAAATCATATTGGTTATCCTGCATCTTTTCCATAGCAGGTAAACAATCTTCATTGTATAGGGTTATCATACTAATTATATAAATTATAAATATTTTTTGCTACTGCTTCTACTACATCAACAGTTACTGCATTACCACACATCTTGTATCTCTGTGTATCTGATATTAAACCTTCTGTACCATATTTAGTCCAATTATCAGGAAAACCTTGTAACCTTTCACATTCTATAGGTGTTAATCTCCTAATCTTATCTACTATAATATCATCACCACACCTTAAATGTAGTGTAGGTGAATCACCATCCTTTCTTTGTCTGTATCCCTCATCATATCTAAAATCACCTATTACAGCTTGATTGCAAGAAGTATCTAATGTTTGAGCTATACCTTTACCTACTCTACCTCTTCTTGTTTTAGAGTTAGGTACTGAGAGGTTTATAGAATCACCTTCTTGTGCAACTTCATAACCTTTTTTAGTGCCAGATATTACTTTTATATGTTGCCTTCCTCCAGCTACTCCTTTCCAGTATGTTGCAGTGATACAGGAACTAGTATCCCCTTCTTTTTCTGGTGTTCTATTTGTTTCAATCCTTTCTCTGATAGGAAAAACTTCTCTTCCACTTTTTCCTCCAGAATATCCGACAAGGTAGATTCTCTCTCTATTTTGGGGTAGAAACCACTTTGTATTAAGCAATTGCCATTCAAGTCTATAACCCCCAATGTTGGTAAAGGCTTGGATAATTGCCCAAAAGTCTGCGCCATTGTTTGTGGAGAAAGTTCCTTTAACATTTTCCCAGATAAAAAAACTTGGTCTGCACTCTGAGATAAGGCGTATTGCTTGGGTAATAAGGGAGCTTCTATTTCCTTCCATCCCTTTACGCTTTCCAGCAAGACTAAAATCTTGGCAAGGGCTTCCAAAAGTGATGGCATCAATTCTTGGGAGTTCTCCTCCTTGAACATCTGTAACTGATCCGACATAGGTACTATTCTTAAAATTGTGTTTATAAACTTGTATTGCGTATTTATCTATTTCTGAGTTATAGGCATTTACTTTAAAACCAGCTCTCTCTAGTCCTAAATGAAAACCACCTATACCACTAAATAAGTCAAGTACATTTAAACTTATCATACTATTTGCTTCTTTAGTAATCTGTTTTCATTTCTTACTTCTCTAAGATTTAAAAGTGCATCTCTATATTTATCTCTGTAGTAAGTAGCAGGATCTATTTGCCTCTTTGTTGTATTGTTTTCTCTTCTTATTATTCTATCAAGTTTTAAGAAGATATTCTTATACTCTATTGCATCTTCATATACATCTATTTGGTAATCAAATACCTTTATA